ATTTGATGAGAAGGGGCGTCCCGTTACTGTCACGTATGTTAGCCCCGTGATGTCAGACCATGAGTGCTATCGCGTGACATTTTCAGATGACGAGTCCATTGTTGCAGACGCAGATCATCTCTGGCAGACGACCACGCGGAAACCGTATGGAAAAACTGGACTCTGGACCACGAAGGACATTGCCGCAACACTGACAATCGGCACACGTCCGGGCGTGCTGGAGCGGAATCACCGCATTCCGGTGCCCAAGCCCTTACAATTGATCGAGAGAGACCTCCCCGTTCCGCCCTATGTTTTGGGGGTCTGGCTGGGAGATGGTCATAGCGGGAGTTCCGCATTGACTTTCTGCGAAGACGAAATCGAAATGCTCGAAGAACTTGCGGCTAACGGCGTGGAACTTCGGCGTAGAAACAGCAAGGCCAAAGGCAAGGCGGTGACAGCCGGCATGGTAAGGAAGAATAATCAGTTATGCCGCCGGGGTCATTTGCTGGGAATACATGTGAGTCGCGGGAGAAAAACTCCCCGGTGTCTCGCGTGTGAAAGGGAAACAGATTATGCGCGGCGCCACGGCCTGCCGGTTCCCGGCGTTACAAATGTAACATTCCAGGAAACATTGCGGAAGGTGGGCGTGCTTGGAAACAAGCACATTCCGAACGTCTACTTGCGGGCTTCGATCACTCAGCGGCTTGACCTCTTGCGTGGCTTGATGGACACTGATGGATACTGCTCAAAAAGGGGCCAGTGCGAGTTCAGTACCACCAGTGAAAAGCTTCGGGATGGGTTTCTGGAGTTAGCTCGCAGTCTGGGATACAAGCCGACACTCAAAACAACGCGAGCGACGCTTTATGGCCGGGACTGTGGGCCGAGCTATCGGATTCAATTCTGTGCCTTTTCCGATATGCCCGTCTTTCTTCTGCGGCGGAAAGCGGGTAGGCAAAGGACTATCCCGGCGACTATTACACGTTCACAGACGCGGCATATCATTTCCGTTGAGCGAACGGAAAGCGTTCCGGTTCGATGTATCCAAGTTGATTCGTCATCCCATTTATACCTCGCAGGCAAGGGAATGATCCCTACCCACAACACGAGTCTTGCAGCGGGCCTCGTGAACCTGGTTCTGTTCACCGATGACGAGCCGGGCATGGAAATCTACTCGGCGGCTGCCGACCGTGACCAGGCATCGCTCGTGTTCGACGTGACGAAGGGGATGGTGCTGCAAGACGAGGAATTGCGGAGCCGGTCACAGGTCTACGTGAAGGCGATCACCGTCGAGGCGCAGTCGAGCGTCTACCGGGCGATATCGTCAGACGCGAATACGAAGCACGGCTACAACGTGCATTTCTGCGTGATCGACGAACTGCACGCGCACAAGAACCGGGACCTGGTTGACGTGCTGATGACGGCGACGGGTTCGCGGCGGCAGCCGATGATCGTCCACATCACGACGGCTGGCTCTGACCGGAACTCTATCTGCTATGAGAAATACAGCTACGCCTGCAAGGTGCGGGATGGCATCGTGCCTGACGCGGCATTCCTGCCGGTGATCTACGAGGCCAATCCGAAATCAGATTGGACGCTGCCGGAAACATGGAAGGATGCGAATCCCAACTTGGGTGTGTCGCTATCGCTCGACGAAATGAAGCGGGCGTGCAAGAAGGCTCAGGAGATACCGGCAGAGGAAAACCTGTTCAAGAGATTGCATCTTAATATTTGGACAGAGCAAATTACGCGCTGGTTGGCGATGGACGCCTGGGATGCATGTAACTTGCATCCGATAGACGAGGAATCGCTGCGGGGTGCCCCGTGCGTCATCGGGCTTGACCTGTCGAGCACGAAGGACATCACGGCGGTCATCGCTGCGTTTCAGGACGACGAGGGCGGGTATGAGGTCATACCCCGGTTCTTCGTGCCGGAGGATTCGATCCGCGAGCGGGCGCGGCGTGACCGCGTACCCTATGACGTATGGGCCGAGCAGGGCCTTATCACGGCGACGCCGGGCAACGTCGTGGACTATGATCGCGTGCGGGCGGAGATCAATGCGATGGGCGACAAGTTCCAGGTGCGCGAGGTGGCGTTCGACCCGTGGGCGGCGACGCAGATTGCCACGCAGTTGGGTGGCGACGGGTTCACTGTCATTGCGTTCCGGCAGGGGTTCGCGTCGATGTCCGCGCCGAGCAAGGAACTTGAGAAGCTGGTACTGGGCCGGAAGCTGAATCACGGCGGCAACCCGGTCTTGCGGTGGATGGCGTCGAACGTGGCGGCGGAGATTGACGCGGCGGGCAACGTGAAGCCGAGCAAGAAGCACAGTCAGGAAAAGATCGACGGAATCGTAGGCCTCATAATGGCCCTGGGGCGGTACATGGTGACGCCGGAGGAGCAAGGTTCGGTTTACGAGACGCGAGGAGTGCTGACGGTATGAAGAAGGCGCGGCTGTGGATTGCGCTTGGCGGGCTTGCACTTATCACGACCGGCATTGCGATGGTGTCAGTTCCGGCGGCTCTGGTTACGCTGGGACTGGCCCTGTACGTCGATGCCGTGTTTCTGAGGAGATAATGCGATGGCTGGATTGCTGCTGCTACTTGAGGAGCGGGCGTCGATGGAGAACCCGGCGACGCCACTGTCGGCGGGCGGGGCGTGGTGGGAGGGGCTGTTCGGGGTCACGACAACGGCGTCCGGGGTCAAGGTGAGCAGGCAGAAGGCGTTGACCTATGCGGCGGTGTTCGGGGCGTCGAACCTTATCAGCACCTACATCGGCAAGATTCCGGTCATCCTGTATGAGCGGTTGCCGGATGACCGGGGCAAGAGGCGCGCGCCAGAGCATCCAGCGTTCATGCTCATGCGGCACACGCCGAACTCGGAAATGAACGCCATGACGTTCAAGCAGACGCTCCAGCACCACATCGACCTGAACGGCAACGGCTATGCGTACATCAAGCGTGACGGCGCGGCCCGGCCCGTTGAACTGTGGCCGCTCTCACCGGAAGCGACGTGGCCCGTCCGCGTCAACGGCAATCTATGGTACGTGACGACGGTAAACGGCGAGGAGCGCAAGATTCCGGCGCAGGACATGCTCCACATCCCCGGCCTCGGATTCGATGGGCTGGTCGGCTACTCGGTGCTGACGATGGCGGCGGAATCGCTCGGCATGGGCATCGCTGCCCGTGAATACGGGGCAAGGTTCTTCAGTAATGACGCGCGGGCGGGTGTGGTGCTTGAGCATCCGGCTAAACTGAGCAAGGACGCGGCGGACAGGATTATCGCGTCGTGGAACTCGATGCACGCGGGCCTCGAGAATAAGCACAAGACGGCTGTGCTTGAGGAGGGCATGAAGGCGAACGTGATCTCAGCAAGCGGACGGGACTCGCAACTTGTCGAGCAACGGGCCTTTGAGATTCGGGAAGTCGCCAACTGGTTCAACGTGCCCAGCCACAAGATCGGCGACACGACCAAGACGGCCTTCGCCAGTCTGGAGCAGGAGAATCAGGCGTTTCTCGACGACTGCCTTGACGGGCGGATGGTGCGCTGGGAGATGGCTTGCCGCGACAAACTGCTGACAGAAGAGGAGAAGCGGGAGGACACGCATTTCTTCGAGTTCAAGCGCGAGGCGTTGCTGCGGGCGAACTTGCAGGCACGGGCCGAATACTACACACGGGCAGGCGGTGCGCGGCCCTGGATGACGCCGAACGAGATCAGGGTAGTCGAGAACATGGACGCGCTGGACGACGAGGATAGCGACAAACTGCTGACGCCGCTGAACATCAAGGCACCGGAACAGCCTGCACAGCCACCGGCGGCTCCCGGCCCTCCGCCGCCTCCGCCGCTGGAAACACCGACAGACGAGGAGGAGGATGGCCGCGAGGCCCTGCTTCCGTCACTCCGGGGCATGCTGGACGATGCCATGCGGCGGATGGTAACGCGGGTGGGCGTCCACGCGCGGAAGGCGGCGAAGAAATCGGATACGTTCGACAGTTGGCTCGGGGCCTTTGCCGGTGAGCACGGCGCGACGATAGACTCGGCGCTTACGCCGCCATTGGCGGCAATACGGCTGCTCGACCCAGAGGCCCCGGAGCCGACAGCGCTGCGGGAACGGATTTGCCGGACGATAGCGGCAGACCTTGAGGCGGTCTATTCGTTCGCCAAGAAGGGCGAGTTCGCCGCGCGCGTGGACGCGGTAATGACGGAACTGGAGGCGGATATCAGCAAGTCCCCAAACTGGAAGGAGTAACACGGTGACACAGGTAGCAGAGCGGCGGTTCACGACGGGCCACAAACTGGAAACGCGGGACGGCGAAAAGCCGGTGATCTTCGGCTACGCGGCCCGGTTTTACGATGGGACTCCGGCCACGGAGTTTGAGTTGTGGACGGATACGGTCGAGCGGATCATGCCGATGGCGTTCGACAAGGCACTGGCTGAGGACGACGTGCGGGCGCTGTTCAACCACGACACGAATCACATCCTGGGGCGGACGACGGCGAAGACGCTGACGCTCGGCAAGGACGACTTGGGGTTGCGGTACGAGATCGACGTGCCAGCGACGACGCTGGGCCGTGATCTGGCCCTGAGCGTCAAGCGGGGCGACGTGACTGGTTCGTCATTTTCTTTCGTCACCACTGATGAGGAGTGGCGGAAGGAAGGCGGCAAGAACATCCGCGAGATCAAGGGCGTCCAGCTTTTCGATGTGGGGCCGGTGACGTTTCCGGCGTATGAGTCCACGACCTCGGCGGTTCGGAGCGTGAGTGAGCCGGACTCGTCGGCGCGTCAGTCGTTCGAGGCGTGGCAGGCGGGTGAGAAGGCGAAGGCGGAGAAGGCGGCGGGCGATGTGCGGGCGAACATCGCGGGCGCGCAGGCGCGGGCGCGCGCGGTGGAACTGGAAGGCGCGTAGAAACGGGATGTATGATTTCCGTTTGACGTTTGGCAAATGATGGTGTAGTATTCTTGTAGAGAAGCGGGGCGGTCTCGCGCCAAGTCGCGGGGTCGCGTAAGTTGTCTGCTCAGTCGGGCAACCTCCTGCGTGACGACACATGTCGTCAGCAGACGGTTGCCCGATTCTGTTTATCGGCACTGCTGACGACGCAACGGCGAAATCAGGAGTGCCGAAAATGTCAATCAAGGAACTGCGGGAGAGCCGCGCCAAGGTCGCCAAGACCATCCGCGAGCTCGCCGACAAGATCAACACGGAAAAACGGGATTTCACGGCTGACGAAAAGGCCGTCTGGGAGAAGGCGAACGCCGACTGCAATGCTCTGGCCCGCCAGATCGAGACGCAGGAGCGCGCGCAGGCGCTTGAGGCTGAACTGGCCTCGACCGCGCCACCGCTGGTCACTGGCATTGACGGCAAGCCGGTCACCGACGAGGAACGCAACCTGGCCATTCAGGGCTGGGCGGCGGTTCCCGGCGACGGGCCGACTGCGGCCCAGCGTGCGGCTGCGGAGCGTTGCGGGATCAACCTCAGTGCGAAAGAACTGCAATTCAGGTTCAGTCCGGCGATATCCGGGCGCGCTTACCTGAGTTCGGCGGACGGGACGGCGGGCGGCTTCACCATCGGTTCAACGTTCATGCCGCGTCTCGAAGTGGCGCTCAAGGCATTCGGCGGCGTGTTGAACGTGGCTGAAGTTATC